TCTTCAGCGCGCGGTCGTCGCGCTCGTCGAGCGCCTTGGCCTTCTTCGCGAGGCCGAGCGCCTTGAGCACCATGTCGAGCCAGGTCACCGACGCCTCGGCTGGACCAGCTCGATGGCCAGGCGGACCTCCTCGAGATCGAACCCCGCGGAGGTCAGCCGGTCGAGTAGCCCCATCGTCTCGGTGGACTCGCTGTGATCGAACGCCGTAGGCTCCATGTCGTCTGGCTGGCGCCGGATGGCCGCGGCAGGGCGGCGTGGGGGGGGCGCAGGCTCGGGCGATGCCTGCGCCCCCCGGCGCGGGACCAGGTGGGGGAGCGGCGGGAACGGGTTCTTGGCCCTGGAGAAGTGCTCGCCCACGTTGCCGCCGACGTAGGTGAGGAACGCCGCGCCGAGGAACGTCGCGAGCGTCTCGTCGAGGAAGCCCAGGCCCTTCGCGATGGTGGCCAGGCTGCAGACCAGGACCAGCGCGAAGAACTTCCGGTAGCCGGCGAGGCGCGCTGCCATTACGCGGCCCCGAGCGCCGCCAGGTTGTCCTGGTGGTCCCAGCCGTCGTTCCGAGGCGGGTCCCAGTGGATGCCGATCACCTTGCCACCGCGCATGATCGCCCCGCGTTCGCACGGGCTGGCGAAGCTGTGGGTCGTCACGGTGCGGGCGCTGATCTTGAACCCGTGCGCCTGCGACAGCGCGCGGACCAAGATCAGGTACGACGCGCGCTGGGCTTCGCTGAACATTCCACCGCTCATCGGATCGGGCAGGATGTCCACGCCGATCGCGTTGTTCGGGTAGATCCCCCACGGGAATATCTGCGCGGGCCCGGGCTCACCGGAGAACGCCGCGTTCCACCAGTCGTACACCCTGTTGCCGTCGCGCCCGTGTCTGACCCAGCCCGCGCCGCCCAGGGGGCGCGCCCACTCCCGCCAGGCGGCGGACGAGTAGATCTGGCCGGCGGGGCAGTCGGCAGCCAGCATCCCCGAGTGCTGCGTGCGCATGTGGTCCTGGTCGAGCTGGTAGACCTTGCCGGTCGTCCCGATCAGGTATCCAGGCTGGTACTTGAGCACGTCGAAGGCCATGGCCGCCACGCGGTCCAGCTCGGCCGGCGCCGGGTTGCGCCCGAGCGCCTGCCGAGCCTGTGCGAGCGCCCGGTCGGCGAACGTGATCCCAGGTGTGTGGGTGACCACGCCCTGCGGTGCCTGCTTACGCTGGATGTTCGGCGTCCCCTGCTTGGCCAGGGAGTCTGCGGCGAGCCCCGCGCTCCGGAGCTCGTCCACGGTGATGGTCGTGGAATACATGGAATCTCCGGGGCGCGGCGAGCGCGGCTCGGTTACCGGACGAAGTAGAACAGCTCGAAGACCGCGGCGCCGGCGGTCAGGTCGGCCACGTCGCCGTCGACCGAGTCCACCTTCACCTGGAACGTCTTGCCGCCGATGTCGCGGCGGACCAGCGGCGTGGCGTTGGCGCCTGCGCCGAACGTCTCGGCGGCGGCTGCGATGCTCTGGCCGTCGTCGAGCAGGTCGCCCGCGCCCGCGCCGGCGAACCCGCCGTCCACGGTGACCGCCGAGACCGCGCCGCCGGCGAACGCCACCGAGACGTTCTTGCGGTAGCCCGCCTGGATCGCACCTTCGGGCAGTTCGTAGCCGGACGAGATCACCTGGCTCGTGTCGGCGTCCGTCAGGTCCTCGTGCCCGAGGGTGATGCGCTCGCAGTAGAGCCGCTGTCCGAGGTCGTTGCTGTCGCCGCGGACGAAAACCGAGACGTCGCCATCATCGATGGCATCGCCCAGCCCGCCGTTCAGCGCCTGTTCGAGCTGGTCTTCGTCGTCGAGGTCGAAGACGGTCTGCTGGTTCACGCCGGCCTTCACGACGCCGCCGCTGGGCAGACCCTGGAACGGGCCCAGCGAGGTGGCGAGGGCGTTGATCACGACGAGCTTCATTCTGTCCTCCCTGATGGGTGCGGTGATGGCCCCTCAGGGCCGATGCGCGACGAGTCTACCCCACGCGGTACGCCTCGACATAGATCCGAAGCGTGACGCTCGAATTGTTCTTGACGATGACGTTGTAAGTCCCGCCGCCCTGGACGTGCGACTCGACCGCGATCTCCTCGAGGCTCCAGTCGGCGTCCACGATGTCCGTTCCGTGGAGCAGCCAGTCGTTGGCCGCCCATGTCGTCTTCGCCGCACGGACCTTCACCGACGTCGGAGCCTGGGCGAGCCCCGCGATGATCGTGGACGTCCCGCCAGCAGCGAGGCTGGCCTCGGTGCCGCTGCCCAAGCGCCTGGCGACGTTGCTGTAGATCCAGGTCTGCAGGGCCAGCAGATAGTCGTTCAGCGGGTCGCCGGTGATGTTCACCGTGCCAGTGGTGATCGACAGGCCGTTGATGTTCGAAGTGCTGTGCGCGCCGGCGGTCAGAGCAGCCTTGTGCGCGGTGACCTTGTCGGAGAGCTCGATCAGCGCATCTCGCAGCGTGCCGGCGGCGAGCCCGTCGAGCCCGCCCTCCGCGGCGAACCCGATCAGCGCGGCGCCCTTGTTCGCGTCCGCCTGGTCGCGCAGGTCGCCGTCCAAGTACGCGTCGATCTCTTCGAGCGCGCCCTGGACCGTGCTCGAGGTGATCAGCGACCAGACGTGCTCGGCGAGCTCGATGTGCTCCGCGTCGGTGTGCACGAACCCCTGGCGGCGCGTGGTGTCGATCACCGCGTTCAAGATCGTGTTCACGCCCTGGCTGCGCTTGACGTCGCAGACCAGGAGCATCTCGTCGTCGAGCGCCACGCGGACAGCATCGCCGGCGGCGGCGGACGCACCCTGGCGGACGACGAGCTTGTACGACTCGTTCCTGACGAAGAAGACGGCCTGGCCGTTGCCATCCACCCGCTCGTCGTCGAGCACGCGGTCGAACTGCAGGAAGACTGCGAGCCAGCGTTCGTGCCCAACGGTGGCCACCGAAGTGGCGACGCCGTTCTCGTCCACCGAGCAGTCCACCGTCTGGCCGGTGCCCACGAAGACGCGGCGGCCGTACTTGTCGTAGCTCTTGGCGGGGCCGGTCAGGTCGATGGTCAGGTTGGCGATGGGAGAGTGCTGGGTGGGCACCGCGCCGCTGATGATCCCGTAGATCCCGATGTCGGCGGCCAGGTTCCACCCGGCCTGCTCGATCGCGGCGAACCCGGCGTCGAGCTCGTCTTCGGTCACCTTCTGCTTGAAGAAGTAGTCGCGGCGGTCGGCCATCGTGTCCTCTCAGTGCAAGTCCGTCGTGTCGCCCAGCCGACTGGTCCCCAGCTCCCAGTGATCCACCGCTTCGGGATCTTCCGGCTCGATGAGCCTCACCAGGTGCGTGTGCGCCGGCTTCATGTAGTTCGCGATGACCTCGATCTGCTGGCGCTGCGCTGCGGACAGCAGCTCAGGCGATTCGACGGTGAACGAGTAGAGCACGCGGCGGTCGCCGCTGCCCAGCTCCCAATCGACGCCCAGCTCGGAGACTCCCAAGACGAGGGTGGTCCTGCGCAGGTGCGCGACTTCGACCTCGAGCCCAAGGAAGAAGCGCACCGCGTTGACGATGCCCGCGGCCGTGCCCTTCTGCTTGTAGATCTCCATCAGCACGCCGGCTAGGCGCCGCTGGTCCGCCTCGCCCAGGTTGAACGATGTGAACGGGTTCCCGAGATCCGCGAGGATCATCTCGACGAATGGCGCCGGCGCGCGGTCGATGTCGTAGACGTCGACAAACCTGTCGTACTCGGCCAGGAGAAGATCGACCACTTCCTGGCAGCAGTCGATGAACCGGCGCAGGTCGCCAGATCCGCTGTCGTCCTGCCGGCGGTTCATCCGTGGCAGCATCAGCCAGAGCGAGAAGCGACGCGCCGCGGGCCTGGCCGGTCTGAATCCTGCGAAGACAGCGATGTCGTCCGGTGCCACGATCTCGTTGTCGTCGGTGTCCGAGACGCCCGCAGCGGTGACGCGGTACTCGACGTCCGGCGTCATCTCGGTGTCGAGCTCCACGTCGATGGCTGCGCCGGCTGCGACCGCGCCCACCGCGACGATCGGGACTGCAGGTGCGCCCAGGGCCTCGAACGAGAACCCGAGTGGATCGGTGACGACCACCTCGTCGTCGAAGACCAGGCGGACCACCTTCTGAGCCCAGCCCTGCGCCGCGATGAGTTTCGGCGCGGTGAAGTCCTCGACGGTGAACGACCAGGTGACGTCCAGCTCCTGCGCGTCTTCGGTGGCGCAGACGACGCGGACGGTGACCACCTGCTCCGAGCTGAACGGCTCGTCGGGGGTGATCGAGAAGTAGAGCGTGTCGCCGGCGGACAGCCAGCTCCCCGAGAACCCATCGGCGGCAGCGCCGTTGACCCAGGCGAGATCGCCTTCGATCCAGACCTCGAGCGTGCTCGGGTCGATCCCATCGTACGGGTCCAGCACGTCGATCAATTCGAATCGGATCGCTCCGGCCCTGGGCGCCCCGATTTCGTCTGGCGCCGGGTCGCGGTTGATGATCGCCGGCCTGTCTGCGTCCTGGCCGACCGCCACATCGACGACGAGCGCGGGGAGCTTGATCTCGGCCATCAGGCGATCTCGACCAGGTCGAGCCGGAGCGCGACCGTGTGGAAGCCAGAGAGCTTCGAGACGTTGGCGACGATGTCGGGACGGCGGGTCTGCTTCGGCCAGCCCAGGGCCTGGCCTGCGGTGTCTCCGTCGATGGCGATCGACGCTCGCCAGGCCCAGCCTTCGGGCACGTCGCCGGGCGTCTTCAGCACCATGTTGGCCCTGATGACGTGGATGCCGGTCAGGTCCACATCCTGCACGACCTGGACGAAGTCGCCCGGGGCCAGGTCTGCGGTCCTACCGGCGAAGTCAGACCCGAGCACCATCGCGCGCAGGCCGGACGCGGCGGGTGTGATGGTCGGCTCGATCCGCCCCTGCTGCGTGTCGATGCGAGCCTCGAATGGCGTCATCCCCAGGCGCGGGAAGCCTTCCACCGACCGGCCGAGCGTCGCAACGCCCAGGCCAGACAGCGGGGACCGCCCGCGGGTGACGATGCCAAGGCTCTCCATCAGACCTCGATCGCCTTGTACGTGGCGAGGTTGCCGTCGCCGTCGTAGGTCTGCGTCACGTCGAAGACCACGACGGGGTTCGCCTGCGCGTTCGCGTCTGCTGCGTCTTTGTAGCCCGAGAACCTGGCCGAGGTCATCTTCCCTTGGGCGTTGAACGTGACGTTGCCCATGCGGAAGTTCACCTGGCCCGCGGTGGTCAGCAGCCGCAAGATGCGAGCCTCGGTGAGCGCCCCATCGTCAGGGGTCACCACCAGAAACTGGTACCGCTCTGCCGCAGGCATCCCGTTCGCGCCCCCTGGGTCAGCGTCGATCACGACAGCGACATCTGCGTGACCGGACGGGATGTTGGCCTCGAAGACGTAGATCGGCAGGCCAGCGAGCTGCGAGATCGTCGGGACCGCGATGGGCGGGTCCTCCGCGGTCGGGTCTGTGCCGTCCAGCGAGCGCCAGCCAGTGATCTCGGGAGAGAGACCCGTGGTCGGCTCGCCGCCGTTGGTCAGCATCATCGAGTAGAGCATCTACGACCTCACGGGGTGATGGAGCCGTCCCAGGGCAACGCCAGACGCTTGGCGCCGTTGACCACGATCCACGTGGAGCCGATCGCTCCACCGCCCAAGATTGTGCGCTCGCCCAGGCCGGACGAGCATTGCCTGAGCGCCGCCGCGCTGATGAGCCCGCGGTTGTGCTTGATGCCTGCGGTGTCGCACTTGAAGCCGACCTGGGGCAGGTCGTACTTGCCGTTGACCGGGTTGGGCTGGTTGTCTGCCGCGAGGTCGAAGATGCCGTCCTGCGAGACCAACCCCTGCGTCGTGTCGCCTGGCAAGAGGATCGTGCTCCAGGTGTTGGGTGAATCGCTGGCGAAGATCCAGCTCGTAGCGCCGCTGATTTCGGGCACACCCGCCAGAGCCACGACCGGGTACTGGTCGTCAGACTCGAATCGAGAATCGAATCGAGTGATCAACAGCCCGTAGTCCCACGAATTGTTGCGGCCCTTGTCGATGAGGATGATCAGCGTCCCCGTGGCTGGGTCGTCCATGATCGTCAACCAGTGCAGCTCATCGGCGGTGAAGAACTGGCCAGCGGTGAACGGTCTGATCTTGCCCCACCACGCGCCGCCCTCTGGCGACTCGGAGAACATGTCGCCGCCAGGGCCGTCCGGCAGCGGCTCTGGGTCGCCGCCGGCAGACCAGCCTCCGGCGGGCCCGAGCGCGTAGTGCAGCGACCACCCCTGCGGCGATCCGCCCAGGATGTTCGCCCCGGCCCAGGTCGAAGCACCGCTGATGTAGTTCCCGAGCCAGAGATCCCACCCGGTTCCTCCGACGAGCCGGACTGCGAGCCAGCCGTTCGACGCGTTGACGCCGTTCTGGTCGATGATCTCGAACCTGGCATCGTTGGCGACGAAGTAGTCCCGGATGGCCTCGAGCACGTCGGACGCATCGCCGACCACTGGGATCTTGTGGGAGATGGTGAACGCCACGAGCGCCTCCTCAGAACGGTGCGAACTGCTGCAAGACGGGTGTGGGCGTCGAGCTGACGCCGGGGCCTGGCTGCGGCGATTGTTCGAGCTGCAGACCTGTGACGACCACCGCACCGATGCTCTGCGTCGGACGGGTGCCGGCGCGAGCGGCGGTCACCCTGGGGTTGATAATGCGGTTCATCAGGTCTGCCTGAACACTTCGACGTGGTCGAAGAACGCGCGGCGCGTGATGTTCGTGCACCGGAAGCCGACGCCCATCCGACCGCTGGTGTACGGCTGGCTCTCGCTGTTGATCCCGAGCTGGTCGTCGATGAACCGGGCCATGCCCGGGATCTCGACCCACACGGGGGTGTCCACCTCGTTGCCGTTGGCGATGTCGTTCTGGAAGACGTTGAGCACCACGTCCCCGTTCTCGTTGACGACCATGTCCAGACGCAGGTGCAGCCAGGTGTTGTTGGCGAACGTGGCGGTGCTCGCGCGCAGCACGCCCGCGCTGGAACTGCCCTGGATGCCGGTCAAGATCGACCCTTTGCGCAGCACGATGCGGTGCGGGTCTTCGTCGGACAGCCCGAGCATGTAGCAGAGGTCGTTGACGCTCGGCCCCTGCAGGCCGATGAAGAGGAAAGGCGACCAGCCGGTCAACCCGCCGCTGGCCCCGCGCTTCACCGCGCCACGGATCGATCCTCCCTTGGCCGCCGGCGAGAAGTCAGCGCCGTTGTAGAACTTGGCGGCCGCGCCGGTGGTGGCCACCAGCGAGTTGAACCCGAAGACGAAGTCGCCGCCCCCGGGCGGCGCGGCGATGCCGGCGGTGGCGCCACGGTCCACCGTGTTGATGTCCAGGCCGTCGTCGCAGAATGTCCAGTCGTCCTCGGCCACCGCCACCTCCTCAGATCGTCGTCATCAGCGTGTCCCACTGGCCGATCGTGACCTCGTATGACTGAATCCAGTGCAGGGCGTTCGCCGGCCGGTTGTCCACGGTCCAGTATAGCGCGCTGTTGAGCACGTAGCCGTTCGGGTCGTCCACGGTCCAGATCTCGCGCTCGTTGGTGTCTGCGCCGCCTTCGACGAAGCCGCCCTGCTCGAAGCCAGCCTCGGCCAGCGTCTCGAAGAACTCCACCCACTCGAAGTCCTCGACGGGATCGCCATCGAATGTGCCCAGCGCGGCCTGCGCCAGAGTGAACTCGAAGAGCCCGCCGCCCCAGCCCTCTTCGTAGTCCTCGCGCGCCTCGGGAGCCGCGTCGAACAGCGCGACCTCCATCGGTCGGCTGGCGAGCTCGTCGAGGCCAGCGCCCCAGGCGTAGGACTCGACGCCCACCGGCGGCGAGCCGAACGCGCCGACGCGGACGAGCTGTGTGAACGATGTGAGCACCCAGCCCTGGGCCAGGCCCGGGCGGTCGCCGGCGATCTCGAAGCTTGGGTTGGCGACCGGCACTCAGATCTCCTCGCCGGTCGAAGCATCGACCACCACGACGTCGCCCATGATCGGGAACTCGCGGGCGGTCAGGTTCACGTCGGCCGAGACGCCGTTGAGCTGGAAGTCGCCTGCGACGATCTTCCGCACCCCCGCGGTGTCCCGTGCGACGTTGAACACGTCCGACCACGCCAGCGCGCCCCCTTCGATGTTGATCCCGAAGTCGATCTGGCCGTTCGGCGTGCCGTCGTCGT